AGAAATAAAAGAAGTTCGCAGAAAACTTCAACAGTCTAGGTTGGCAAGAATTTTTTTCAAAAACAAATACAGCGAAGGATTAGATAATGAAAATGCCGTGGAAAGTACAGAAGAAAATAGAAACTCCAGCAGATTTGAAACTGGAACAAATTAAAAATCTACTATTTCCACCTTTAGAAATCAATGAAGAAATTGATAAAAATGGAAGTCCTATTAAGTTTCATGTAGATTATTCTGTAGACTCGAACCTTGATGCTGTATTGATGGATTTACAAGATGGGAACAACGATGAAGTTGCCCAAGGGACCATTAACGAAGTTGTTAAGAGACTAATTAAGGTTCGACAACTTCTAGAAGCTTATGCTAAAATTGATACAGATGCAAAGTACATCATTGTAGATAACCCAAAAACTGACGACATTGAAGATACATATTGACTTATATAAGTTGGTATAGTAATATAGTTTGATGTTTAGTTTTTGGAGTTATTATGGATTTTTATACAAACATTTTCCAAAGAGGCAATAGAATTTACGTTCGTGGTTACAAAGACGGTAAGCGCGAACGTTTTTTTGAAGAGTACAAGCCCTACTTCTTTTTGAAGAAGCCTGGAGGCAGCTACAGAACTCTCGACAACCAGCAAGTTGACAAACTGCAGTTTGATAGCATCTCAGATGCCAAGGAATTTATCAAGAAGTACGAAGATGTTTCTAACATGGAAGTTTATGGGTTAAACTCATTTCCGTATGTTTATATCTTCGACAACTTCAAGGGCGAAATTAACTACGATCCTAATGTAATTAAAACAGCAATCATTGACATTGAGTGTGCTGCTGACGAAGGGTTTCCTGATATTCAGAAAGCCGATAAGCCAATCACAGCTATTACTCTACGTTGTAAGGGTAAGTCTATCGTATTTGGTTGTGGTCATTATATCATTCAATCACACGAAGAACACTATGTAAAGTGTAAGGATGAGTACACTCTTCTTACAAAGTTCATACACGCATGGCATGCTCTTGATCTTGATATTATTACTGGTTGGAACATCGAGTTTTTTGACATTCCTTATCTGATCAACCGTATCAAGAACCTGTTGGGCGAAAGCGAAGCTAAGAAGCTTTCTCCTTGGGGGTTCATGCATGAGCGCATGGTCGAGTTCAAGGGAAAGCAAAACCAGAGCTACGAATTGCCTGGCATTTCTATCCTCGATTATTATCAGCTGTATCGTAAGTTTATGTTCGGCAACCAAGAGTCATATAAGCTGGATTATATTGCTCAGGTTGAGCTTGGTGAGAAGAAGATTGATTACTCTGAGTATGGTAATCTGTTGGAACTGTATAAAAACAATTATCAAAAGTTTATCGAGTACAACATCAAGGACTGTATTCTGGTTGAAAAGCTTGATGACAAACTGAAGTTCATTGAGCAGGTTATGGCTTTTGCTTATGACGCAAAGGTCAACTATGATGATACCATGACAACTGTTCGTCCATGGGATGTAATCATTCATAACTATCTGCTTGAGCAAAATATCGTTATTCCGCCGTTCAAGAAGCAGCCTGACTATGAGGCGTTGGTCGGTGGTTATGTTAAGGAACCTAAGATTGGTCTGAGTAAGTGGGTTGTGTCTTTTGACTTGAACTCTCTGTATCCTCACCTGATTATGCAGTATAATATCAGTCCTGAAACCTTCAAAGGCAAAGCGACTGGTATGCCGGACATTGACACTTTGCTTGAGGGTAAGTTCAAAGCATTGTATGATTTTGCTTATGCTGCAAATGGCTGTATGTATGACAAGGATCAACAGGGGTTCCTTCCTGCTTTGATGGAGAAGATGTATAACGACCGAGTTGGTTACAAGAAAAAAATGATTGAAGCCAAGAAGCGTTACGAGGAAACCAAAAGCGAAGAAGATTCTAAGTTGGTTGCGCGTTATCATAACATGCAGCTGGCCAAGAAAATTCAGCTAAACTCCGCTTATGGTGCGTTGGGTAACCAGTATTTCCGTTGGTTCAATCATAATCACGCGGAAGCTATCACTATGTCTGGTCAGTTGTCTATTCGCTGGATCGGCGATAAAATGAATGCGTTTATGAACAAGGTTCTTGGCACAAAGGACATTGACTATGTGATTGCTTCGGATACTGACTCAATCTATGTAACAATGGAGGAGTTGGTCAAGCATCTTAACATTGACGACGATCGCTTTATCGTGGGAGCTATCGACGCTTTCTGTGAGCATAAGGTTCAGCCCTACATGGACAAGTGCTATCAGGAACTGGCTGATATGATGAATGCTTATCAACAAAAGATGTTCATGAAGCGCGAAACGATTGCGAACAAGGGCATCTGGCGTGGCAAGAAAATGTACATCCTCAATGCTTGGAACGTAGAAGGTGTTCAATATGACAAGCCCAAGCTGAAAATGTCAGGCATTGAAGCTGTTCGTTCTTCAACTCCGCACGCTTGTCGTGAGAACATTAAGAAAGCGTTCGAGATTGTAATGAACGGAACGCAGTCTGACTTGGTTAAGTTCGTTGAAGAGTTCAGAATCAAGTTTATGAGCTTGCCTTTTGAAGACGTAGCTTTCCCTAGAAGTGTAAAGGGTCTTGGGGAATATTCTAACTCAGCTACAATCTACAAAAAGGGAACTCCTATTCACGTGAAGGGTGCTTTGATTTTTAATAACATGCTAAAGATCAAGAACATCACCAGAATCCCTCCTATCCAAAATGGAGATAAGATTCGTTTTGCTTATCTGATGACGCCTAATCCTGTAAATGATACGGTAATTGCTACACCAGATGAACTTCCAGACGAATTTGACTTGGATAAATATATCGACAGAGAAACACAGTTTGATAAGTCTTTCCTTGAACCTTTGCGTTCGATAACCTCTGTTATAGGTTGGGAAGCTGAACAGAAATCTACACTAGAGGAATTTTTCTCATGAAGTTGGACGAATCGGACGATTTTGGATTTAGTCTTGTTTCTGAAACAGAACTAAAGGCTCACGAAGAGATTTTAAAGAAAAAGATCGAAGAGCAAACACAAGTTGTTCAGCAAACAGAAACAGAATTAAAAGATAAGTTGCATGGTCTTAGAGATATGATTATGCCATTATTGAATAACTTAGCTAAGGATCCTGATAAGACATACATCCTTTGGCCAGACCGTAGCGCGAAAATTAAAGCATTTATCACCAAGATAAACAAATACGTAGACGGTTAATGATCATAAACTATATCGCGCTACTTGTAGCGTTAACACTTTCTGCTGTTGCAGGATGGTATTCAATTATTGGATTGACTGCTATCTTCTCAGCCTCTTTTTGGCCCATAGTTATTATGGGGTCAGTGTTGGAAGTAGGCAAAGTAGTAACAACAGCTTGGTTGCATACTAACTGGCATATAGTTCCTAGATCAATAAAATATTATCTAACATCAGCAGTTGTTGTGCTTATGTTTATAACAAGCATGGGCATATTTGGGTTTCTTTCAAAGGCTCATATTGAACAGACAGCTGCTACAGCTGACAATACAGTTCTAATTCAACAATTAGATTCAAAGATTGAAAGAGAAAATAAAAAGATTGCTGACGCAGAGTCAGTAGTTTCTCAGTTAGATAATGCTGTGAAGGTTCTTCAAGATGCGCAAAGATTGCGTGGTAAAGACGGAGCCATCGCTTTAAGAGAAAATCAGAAAAAAGAAAGAGCGCAACTACAAAGTGTTATAGATGCGTCTCTATCAGAAATAGACAAACTTCAAAATGAAAAAACTACTTTGTCTGTAGAGCAAACAAAGCTAGAAGCTGAAGTAGGTCCACTAAAATACATTGCAGAACTAATTTACTCTAACGCAGACAAATCTCAACTCGAGGCAGCTGTCCGATGGGTTATAATTATTCTTGTTTTTGTTTTTGATCCGCTGGCAATTTTGTTATTAATTGCGGCAAACGTTGGTATTGTTAACAGCAAACAAAATAAAAAACCAAAAAAGACTAAAAAACGCTTGACAAATATTGACGATGTTGGTATACTAAAGATAAATGATAAAGTATTGATAGAAGGAGAGCGTAATGTCTCTAAGAGAAAAGCTACTAAAGAATAGCACTATTGACTTGACAGACACCTTAGATAACAGCAAGGTGTTCACTAAGAAGGATATGATTCCTACCACTGTTCCAATGATTAACGTTGCTTTGTCTGGAACTGTTGATGGTGGTGTCACTCCAGGACTTACCATGTTGGCTGGTCCCTCTAAACACTTCAAGACAGGATTTGCTTTGCTGCTTGCTTCTGCATTCTTGAAGAAGTACAAGGATGGTATTATCCTTTTCTATGACTCCGAGTTTGGTACACCTCAGGCTTATTTTAAAACATTTAAGATTCCTTTTGAGTCAGTCGTACATACTCCAATCACTGACATCGAAGAACTTAAGTTTGATATTATGAAGCAGTTGAAGGAGCTGCATCGCAGTGATCATGTTATGATTGTTATTGACTCTATCGGCAACCTTGCTTCGAAGAAGGAAGTTGAGGATGCTCTTGATCAAAAGGCTGTTGCTGATATGTCAAGAGCAAAGCAACTCAAGTCGTTGTTCCGTATGATTACTCCTCATCTATCTCTCAAGGATATTCCTATGGTAGTTATCAATCACACATACAAGGAAATCGGTATGTTCCCGAAGGATATCGTCGGTGGTGGTACTGGTTCTTATTATGGTTCTGACAATATCTGGATCCTTGGTCGTCAGCAGGATAAGGATGGTACGGAAATTCAAGGTTATCATTTTGTGATTAATATTGAGAAAAGCCGCTACGTAAAGGAAAAGTCAAAGATTCCGATTACTGTTTCGTTTGATGGTGGTATCAATCGTTGGTCTGGACTGCTTGACGTTGCTATTGATGGCGGATATATTGTAAAGCCGAAGGCTGGTTGGTATGCTACAGTTGATCGTGAAACTGGTGAAATCCAAGCACCAAATATGCGAGCAGCTGACATCGTGGATAACAAGGAATTTTGGACAAGGATGTTCAAGGAAACGGACTTTGCAAAGTATATTGAAAACCGTTACAAGATTGGTCTTGGTGCAATTTTAGAGGATGAAGAGTATGACGGAGAACCCGGATAAGATAATTATCTCTGAATTTTTCAGTGATGACGCAAGTAAGAAAGCTATAGTTTTTCTTATGGGCGGTAGGTATGGTATTGACTTTTACGAAAATTCAACGTATAATCATACTATACTACACGGATACGAGGATAAGTCCTTAAATTACGTGGAAGATGCAGCTGAGAATTACGTTCTCGGAGTATCCAAACATTTCAAGAGTTACAGATGAGGTATGAATGTCGTTCGAACAGGTTATCTTCAGCAACCTTATTCACAATGAGGAATATGCTAGAAAGGTAATCCCTTTTCTAAGGGAAGATTACTTTTCTGATTATAGTCACAAAGTAATCTTCCACCTTATCGACGACTACGTAAAGAAGTATAACTCTTTTCCCTCGGTCGAGGCTCTGGCGATTGACCTTTCCAACAAGGAAGGTGTCAGCGAAGAAGCATTTAAAAATTGTAAGTCTGTCATTCAGTCTTTAGAAAAAGATGATACAAAGATTGAATGGCTTCTTGATAAGACAGAAACTTTTTGTCAAGAGAAAGCAGTCTACAATGCGATTATGCATTCTATTCAGATTATAGACGATAAGTCTGGTAAGCTGAGTAAGGGTTCTATCCCTCAGATCTTAACTGATGCGTTGGGTGTTTCTTTTGATACACATATCGGTCACGACTTTATTGATGATGCTGAATCTCGTTTCAAGTTTTATCATACGCGCGAGATGAAGATACCTTTTGATCTTGAGTATTTCAATTCTATTACTCAGGGTGGTCTGCCGAAAAAAACGTTGAACATTGCCTTGGCTGGTACTGGTGTTGGTAAGTCTTTGTTTATGTGTCATTGTGCTGCTTCTAACATGGTAGCTGGCCAAAACGTTCTCTACATTACTCTTGAAATGGCGGAGGAACGTATCGCTGAGCGTATCGACGCCAATCTTCTTGATGTTACGATTGACGAACTCAAGCTCTTACCAAAAGAAACTTATGATAAAAAAATGGAGCGTTTAAAGCGCAAGGTCAAGGGTAAGTTGGTTATAAAGGAATATCCGACTGCTTGTGCAGGTTCAGCGAACTTCCGTCATCTTCTTAATGAACTGAAGATCAAGAAGAACTTTATACCTGACATTATCTACATCGACTATCTGAACATCTGTATGTCATCGAGGATCAAAAATGGAGCCAACGTCAATTCTTATACCCTTGTCAAAGCAATCGCAGAAGAGCTCAGAGGGCTGGCAGTGGAACACAATGTTCCTATCGTCTCTGCGACTCAAACGACTCGAAGCGGATATTCGAGCAGCGACGTGGGACTGGAAGATACATCGGAATCCTTTGGACTCCCAGCCACAGCTGATTTTATGTTTGCGCTCATCTCAACCGAAGAGCTTCAAGACTTGGGTCAAATTATGGTTAAGCAGCTTAAGAATAGATACTCTGATCCTGGGGTTAACCGTAGGTTTGTTGTTGGGGTGGATCGTAGCAAAATGAGGTTGTTTGACGTTGAACAATCAGCACAGGAAGATCTGTTAGATGGACCTGTGATGGATAACACGGAGTTTGGTCAACAAGATTATGAACGTAATCGAAAGAAACCTAAGTTTGATCGTAGCAAGTTTGAAGGATTCAAGTAATGGCATTTAACTATAAGATGACTGAAATGGTTGGTAACGAAGGAGTTTATTCCATTTACGAAGTTCCAACCGAACAGGTTATTAAAACGTTCAACGATAAGAAAGAAGCTCGAGATTTCCTCCGACACCTTAACCTCGGCGGCGGTTTCGATGGTTGGTCTCCAAGTTTTTTTCTCCGACCAGTGGAAATTAAGGCAACTTCTGCCTAAATAGAAGCATGATTAAAACATGTAGTACGAAGAAATGGCGTACAGAGGCACGAGGCTAATATGAGGGTCAAATGGAATAGTTGAGAGTAATGGTGGGGTTCCACTCAACACATGTTTTATCTGTTTAAACAGGCGAGTCTGCGAAGGCTCGCCTTTTCGCATTTTATAAATAAATAAAACCTCATATTTAGGATTGGATATGCTAAATTTCGCTCAATTTATATTGGAAGCAGAAGAAATACAAAAGGTTTCTCCTTCTAAAAATAGAAAAGCCAAGCATTGGTTTGATATTGATGAGACTTTATTTGCCCACGATCATAGCAAACTAAGAGTTCATGTTAAGGATCAGGCTGGGCGTAGAGTTAGAACTTTGACTAACCAAGAGTTTAATACTCACCAGTTACCAGAAGGGCACAGTTACGACTTCAGCGAGTTCAAAAGCTCAGATATTTTTGGCAAGTCAGCCGCTCCTATTCGTCAGATGATAGCTAAGATAAAAGCTATGAAGAAAAACGGAGCTAATGTAGAGATGTTGACTGCTCGAGGCGACTTAGACGATAAGCAAAAGTTTGCCGCTCACATGGGTAAGTATGGTATTGACATTACTCCAGGCTCAGGTATACACGTTCGTAGAGCTGGTAATACGCAAGGCAAACCAGCCGATACAAAGGCTGCGCATATAGCTGATGCAATACAAAGAGAAGGTTTGTCTGAAGTGCATCTATATGATGACTCTATTGATAACATTAATGGTATGTTGAAGTTGAAAAAACAGTTCCCACATGTTGCTTTCCATGGTTATCATGTCCAGCACGAACCTGCTACAGGAAGGGTAAATATTACTAGATATTCATCTGAGAAGAAAAAAGGTGCGAAGTAATGCTAAACTTTTATGAATTTTTGATAGAGGCTGCTGGAGGTAGTATGGTAGGTTCCTTTACACAAAGTAAAGGACAAAGCCATGTTATCGGATA